AAAAAGTAAGGTTAAACATACATTATACGTTGATGGTGTTAATTATGTTGATACTACTTCTAGTTTAACTAAAAGGACATATGTTATTAATTTAAAATCAATTAATAGTTTATTAAATTCAGTTAAATTAATATCAAAATCGTTTAAAGGTAGAAGTACAGATATCATTAAAACAATATTTGACGAATCATTTAAAACTAAATTAAAGGTATTGGATAACGCTATAACTCAAGGCCATTATATAGCACCTAATGTATCACCTTCAACAGCTATATCACAAATACAAAGGCAAGCATATAATATAGATCACAATCCTTTCTTTATATTTGAACGATTGGTTGATAGTAAGAATTCTTTTTTAACTTCTTTAAGTCAAATTGAAGGACAGATTCCTTCAGCTACTATATCAACACAAATACAAAATGCAGACACCCTCAATAAAGTATTATCTAATGTAGGACAACCATCTAATATAGTTATCCATTCGGACAATGATAATCAGATTGCACGTAGTGCTTCAGGTGTATTCGGTAAAAACATTACTAACTTAGACCTATCCAATTCAAGTGTTGTTAATGAATCGTACGGTGCAACTATCAATGCAACAAGTAAGTTAAATTTGATGCGTCTTGATATGTTTGATAACGAATCGAAACCATTATTAAATGTAAACGATCATGCTAGTATATGTAAGATGCAATCAATATTAAGCTTATTATTTAATACTAGAATTACTGCTTATGGTTGTCAAGCAATACCAGCAATTGGTGTAGGCAATAAAGTCGAACTTGAATTGCAAAAGAATAAACAAGGGCAAAGTCCTTCAAATAAATTCTCTGGCAATTACATTGTATCTAAAATTATTCATAGAATTGAAGACAATGACTACACACAAACAATAGAATTGGCAAGGGGATAATATGGAATTGTATTACGGAGTTATCGAAGATATAAATGACCCTAAAGAATTAGGTAGAGTTAAGGTACGTGTTATTAATGTACATTCGAGAGATAAGAATTTAATACCAACAGCGGATCTTCCTTGGGCTATTGTTATGGCTGGAACTAACACGCCTGGTATATCAGGGTTAGGTCACTCTACATTCTTAGTACAAGGTTCTTGGGTTGTAGGTACATTTACCGATAATGATCTCCAAGCGTTTATGGTTATGGGTACACTCCCATCGGTATCGAATAAAGAAGAGACACCGGTGTCATTTGGTTTTACAGACCCTGATGGTATATACCCTAAAGAAGTATCAACCCCTGATAACAATATTAGAGTAAGAGATACAGATACTCCATATATTAAAGAGAAAGATGAGGCTTATGAATACGGTAGAGTTGAAATGGTACCGTTGTATGATTCAGAAGGTGTTGAAGTTGATAAAGGGTATTACTATAAAGGTGATTCAAGACAAACGCTTCAACCACCAACAATGTATGCACCAGAATATACATTTAATAATATGTACGAAACTAAGTCGGGTCACTTTAAAGAGTATGATGATACTCCTGGATCAGAGAGAATACACGAAAGACATAAGAGTGGTTCATCATATGAAATAGAACCTAATGGATCAAAGATAGAACGGGTGGTTAATAATAACTATAAGGTTGTATTTGGTCACGATACATTAGAGGTTACGGGTAATGTAAGAATTATTGTTAGTGGCAATGCTGATATTGATGTTATGGGTAAGACAACCCTTGATTGTCCCAATACCCATATAACGGGTGAATTAAGAGTGGATGGTAATATATCATGTGGTAAGGATGTATACACTGATGCTGTTGTATCTCTTAATAATCACACACATCCAGGTGATGGCGGTGGTGGATTAGCCGCCCATGCAGCTTCAACTGGTTCACCTAATGCGACATAACCTTATAAATAAGTCATATGGCACAAATATCACAAACCTACAATTATTCTGATATAGATTTTATCTATAAGCTTAATCCTAATACAGGAGACATTTCTACCAAGAAAGGTATTAATGCTGTAAAGCAGAGTGTATTAAATATACTAAGAACCAATTACGGTGAACGCCCATTTAATCCACATTTTGGTGCTAACTTAAGATCATTTTTATTTGAGAATATTAATTATGTTACTGCCGCAGCTATTTCAAGTCAAGTTGAATTGGCTATTACTAATAACGAACCTAGAGTTAAAGTACTAAACGTGAATGTGAAAACATTCCCTGATAGGAATGATGTCCAGATAACAGTAACAATTCAAATTATATCAACTGGTGCAACCACTGATATTTCAACCACATTAGAGAGACTACGATGAGTAATAATAGAAGAATTAATGCATCAGAATTAGATTTTAACGAATTAAAAGCTAATTTAATTTCATACATGCAAGAGCAACCTGGAGCATTTCAAGACTATAACTTTGAAGGTGCTGCAATGAATACTATGATTGATGTGTTATCATACATCACCCATATTAACTCTATTAATGCTAACTTTGCTTTGAATGAAACATTCCTAGATACTGCACAGTTAAGAGAGAGTGTTGTATCACATGCTAAGCTATTGGGTTATACACCTCGTTCAACTAAACCTTCTATAGCTGTTGTTAACATTGAAATGGTTGCACCTACTAACATTCAAGATGACCATGGCAACTACCTACCATTGAGTCTAGTTAGAGGTACTATATTCACTACGACTATTAACTCTGTAACATATAAACTTATTGCTGAATCTACTCACACAACAACGCGTGATATTAATGGCAAATACATCTTTGAAGGTGTTAAGTTAATGCAAGGCCAGTTAAACAATCGTACATACATTTATGATGAAACAGGCTTTGAGCATTACTTGTTGCAAGATAATTATGTTAATACAGATACAATGATTGTTGAAGTATACGAAAGTCAAACATCATCTAAGTATGATACGTTCGCTAACATCCCAAATATTATTGATATTGATAAGTCATCAACTGCTTACTTTTTAGAAGAGTCGAGATCTGGTTTTTATGAGATTAAATTTGGTGATGGTATTATTGGTAAAAGATTAACCCCAGGTAACATCATTAAAATAAATTACCTTACCGTTGGTGAGACAGATATTAACGGTGCATCAATGTTCTCATTAGCTGATACTATTAATGGTAACACCGATGTTATTATTACAACAACCCAAAAGGCTGTTGGTGGTGCAATCGCAGAGAGTACAGATTCAATTAAATTTAATGCTCCATTAGGTTTCGTTGCTCAAAATAGAGCAGTAACCCCAGATGACTATAAAGGTATTATTCAAAACTCATACGGCAACATCGATACATTAACTGTTTGGGGTGGTGAAGATAATGTTCCACCTGACTATGGTAAAGTATATATTTCAATTAAGCCATTAGACGGTGAGTTCTTAACAGCTGAAGAAAAGGCTGAGATCATTGGTGTACACCTAAAACCAAAAAACGTTGTATCAATCACACCTGTTCTTGTTGATCCAAAATACACATACATCGACTTAGAGGTATATTACAAATATAACCCTAACATCTCTAATGCTACAGAAGCTGCTTTATCAGAAAGAATTAGAGCAACACTACAAAAATATGATTCTGATAACTTAAAATCATTTGGTGGCGTATTTAGAAACTCTAATGTACTTCAATCAATTGATTCTACGGATGTTTCAATTGTATCAAATATTACCCGTGTGGCAATGTATCAAATGTTTACTCCGATCTTAGGACAAGAGAAGTACTATGAGTTTAACTTTAACCAACCATTAGCTCCTTTATACGGTTCTACCAATTACATATCATCTACAGAATTTACATACAATAATGAAATCTGTGTTCTTAAAGATTACTTTAATACAGAGGAATCGAGAAACATTATTCAAGTTGTAAACCATAATAATAAGATCCTTAATCATACCGTTGGATATGTTGATAACCTTACAGGTAAGATTACTTTAGAAGGATTTAACTTAGATACTGTTGTTGGTTTAACCGATATGTTAAAACTTAAAGCTAAACCTGCATCGAATGATATTAGCCCTATGAGAAATGAACTATTAGTTGTTGAT